ATTTCGTAGAGGTGAACCCCTTTCCGCTGTCAGACGAGCCATGCCAGTCTGTTTTCGGGGTTTCCCATGCCATACCTTAACCTCCTAACCTTCGAGCTGTGACCTTGCCCGAAAAACTTTGATTGAAGTTGAGGGTCTGTCGGTAGATAGTCACCTTCATACCATCGTGGAACTCGTTCTCTTGATAAACGATGTCGTTTACGTCCAGCTCCGGGTTTCCCCTCGTGTTATACTCGTACTCAATGCCGGAAGCATAATAGTCACCGAGCCATTCTGCGAGGTCTGTAGCCATTGCAATGTCGGACATGAGAGGATTTTCCCACTTGATTGTCCTGCCCCTGTTATTCAGAGACTTGACCGCATACTGCTCAACGATTTTGTATCTGTAGCCGAAGATTTCCAAACGATACGTTCCGGCTACATTGAACTGTACCTTGATATAGTAGTTTCCCCATTCCAAGATAGTGACACCGCTTGCGTCTTCGTCCACCACAGCTCTGTAATTGTAGGAAGGTTCACCAACAAAGAATGTGGTAATGTCACCAACGGCAACGGTCACTTCCTCACTGATAAGGCTTTCTTCCTGCACACCGTTCTGATAACTGTAGGCAGGGACGATAACCTCTTTTACAAGCTCCTGCTTTATTGCTTTCGGAGAGGAGGTCATATCGTTTCTTGTCATGGTGAACTCAGTCACATCACCGAAACTGAAATTATTCAGCACAATTCGGTTCTGAGGTTCTGCTGTCTTCGTGAACTCAACCACCATGGTATCGAAATCGTCCAGCTCAGTATGAACTACTGTAACCTTGCTGATTTCGTTTTCTCCAACTTCCACCGTGTTCACAAGCTCACCGTTGTTGTAGGTGCGAATGATGAACGCAGAAGGGAGAGACTGTCCAAAAGTGAATCTTGCTCCGTAGTACATACAGGCAACTTCCTGTCGGATTGTGACCTTCGGGTTTTTCTCGAACTCACATTGCTCGTTAGAGATTTCCGCAGACACATATCCTGTATTACGAACACCAACACCGTTGCGAGGAAGGAAGAACATTGAACCGTCTGCAACGGCATAATTTGTTGCAAGAGAAGCGTACTCGTCCTTGACCTCGGTGTTCATGATGTTTTCTACATTGGAGTATGCCGCTTCGGTTTCAGCACTTGCCTGTGCTTCCGGGACGAAGGAAGACTTAATTTGAATCTTACCGAGTCTCGTCTGAGAGAGAACACATCGACAGGCATTTGCGATAATCTGCAACGCTTCTTTGTGCTGTACTCTCGGCAGAGGGTTTTTCGTGTAGAGATTCTTGAGCTGTGGGTCAATGTAGTAGTCTGTGAAACCAGCGTCTTTCAGAACAGCCACAGCCAAATCGTAATAACTGATACCGTTGCGGTTGTAAATTCCCTTATAGAACTCAGAGTCCATATTTCGGAAAATGTCTTGGCAACGGATAGTAGCCGTATAATCGTCCGACTCCCATTCCGAACACAACAGGTTATTTCCGATAATCCACTCAATCTCGTCAGAGTCCGGGAGCTGATACCCATAATGGATTTGCATTTCCTGTCCTGTTTCGAGGAAGTTGATAGCGGATTTCGGGTTATCCACGTTGAAGTAGTGGTCGTAGTTCTTGAGCTGTACCGTGAAATCAATCTGCGGAACATCTGCTCCGATGGGAGACACATAGCTCTCAAGGGAAGAACTCATAACATCGTTGTTGTAGTAAACAAGACCGTAACCGAAGCGGATAGAGTAGATACGAAGTCTGCTTTGAGGGTTCTTCATGGAATAAACGACCAGCTTGACTTGTGTCGTGTTTTCAAGAACCTCCTCGGTTGTGAAAAGGGACTCGGTATTGTTTCTGTATTCAATTACTTGACCGCTACTGCTCACCATGTCGAAATTGACCGGGTAATTCTCACCGAAATTTATGGTGATACCCTTGAAGTCAGTAGCCGCCATGTTTAGGTTGATAGTCAGTTCGAAGATAGCTTCCGAGAGGAGCTTTTCGCTGACAATACCTGTGTCGAGGTATGTATGCGAAGCGTTCCTGCGAGGAAGGAAGAACATCGAACCATCAACCTTCGTGAAGTTCTCCTCAAGCGTGGCATAGACTGTATCGTCATTGCTCTCACCAAAAATGTTCGAGCTGTTGGAGTAGTAAGAGAAATCTCCTTCCTCGATTCTTGCCTTTGCTTGCGCTTCTTGGTTGACGAGTCCGAAAGAGAGCATGATGTATGCTCTCTCTCGGAGAGGAGACTTCATGCTTTCTTTATAGGCTTTCGAAACCTTCTGCATAAAATCCCTCCTTTACTCTCCTGTGTCAACGAGATTGAACTTACAATTTCTATAATGGGTAGGGTGTCCGTCTCCATCGACCCAATAGGGTTCTGCACTTCTGTCACCCGGATACATCTTTATGGTTTTCTTACCAGTTGTAACAGGGTCGATGAATGTCACATACACGAAGAAGTGGTCGAGAATACTCAGTATGCGACTCCACTGTTCAGCGGTGAGCCAAGACCATTCAAGACCATCAATCTTGTATTGGTCTCGACCCACACGCTGACCCACCACAGCACCGTTGGCATTTCTGCCAGCGTCCACAACCGTGGTGACAATGGGCTTTACCCCTCGCTTCGGAGGGGGTAATTCATATCCGTTGATAGCCAAATAAGACATTACCGCACCTCCTTACTTTGCGAATACATAGCCATTGGCTTTCTGCTGTGTTGTCACAGCGTCAGATACAGTTCGGTTTCCAATCTGAACGATTGTCTGCTCCTTCTTGTCTGCCTGTCTACGCATATCCTCTGCCATTTGAGCCATCGTAGGTTCGATGTACTCTCTGTAGAACTCCTCCATACCTTCTTTGAAACCAGTGATAGAGTAAGACCTATTGCTGGTAACATCGGCGGAAATATCCTTGGCAAAGGAGTCACTGCTGTAGTATCTCAGAGCCGAGGTATCAACTGCGAAGCTCATGACAGGGCTTACGCTGGTGAAGGAATCCGCCCAACTGCTTACAACACCCTTCGTGGTCTTACCGAGAGAGGTAATACCGATGTTGTAACCGAGAATTGTGTCCTCACCAATTCGCTCGAACACCTTGGAAGGAGAGTTGGAATCCAGCTTTTCCTTGAACCAACTGATAATCGAAGCACCCCAACTGCTGATAGTGTTTTTACAGGTGTAATACAAAGCACCGATACCGTTCTTGAAACCCTGCACTACGTCAGAAGCAATGCTGTAGAACTTGTCGTAGGAAACGTAATCCGTAAACCAGCTCTTTACATTCGAACCGAACGTAGTCATTGCACTCTTTGCCGCTGTGTAGTAGTTCGCAACACGATTCTTGAATCCATCTACGATGTTTGTCGCATAGGACTGGAATGTGGTGCTGTTGATACCTCCGAAAGAAGTCCCGGAGAACCAGTTCTTCACGTTGGAAGCCCATGTGGTAATCGAGGATTTTGTAGAGGTGTATGCGGTGTTGATTTTATCCTTGAATCCTGTAACCACGTTATTTGCAAACGTAGCGAAAGAGGAGGAATTTACACCGCCGAAAGAGCTATCCGTAAACCAGCTTTTCACACTCGAAGCCCAAGTTGTGACGCTGTTTTTCACAGTAGCGTAAGTGGAACTCACCTTGTTTTTGAATCCTTCGATTGTATTGTTTGCGAAGGTTGCGAAGGTCTCCCGGTTCACACCTCCAAAGGAAGTGTTGGAGAACCATTCCTTTACCCCGGAAGCCCATGTGGTGACGTTTGTCTTGACGGTTGTGTAGGTATTGCCGATTTTATCCTTGAACCCGGAAACGATGTTTCCACCGATTTCCTTGAAATTCTCAACGATACCTCTGCCATCTGCACCCTTGGTGAAGAACTCTACAACCTTGGAAGCCCATTCGGAGACCGTACTGAGCATATTTGTGAATCCCTCGATACCCTTCAACAGACCAGCAACAATGTCTTCACCGATAGTGGCAAAGACTGTAGAAGGACTGTGAATACCAAGTGCGTCCTTAAAGCCCTGCACGAAACCGTCAACGAAGTCTGTAATCTTCGTCCAAATGGTCTGCAAACCTTCCCAAATACCGTCAATGATAGACGAGCCGATTTCGGTAAACTTCTTCCAACCGCTCTTGACAGCCGCTTCGATTTTTCCCGGCAGAGCTTTGAAGAACTCACCGATTTTCGTTACGACATTCGGAATCGTTTGAGTGAAGAAGTTCGGCAGAGTAACAGTGAAGAATTTTGTAAAGGCACTCTTAATGCTGTTCCACATTTTCGAGAACCAGTTCGGAATCCTCACCGTAACAAAGTCAACTGCGGACTTCCAAGCGTTACCGAGGGACTGTCCAAGCTCGTAGCCGAGTCCATACCAGTCGAAGTTCTTGAAAGACTCCCACTGCTTACTGAACCAGCCAGTGAACTTGTTCCAAATACCCGGAATCGTCTGAGTAAAGAACTTTTTCACAAAAGCTGTGATTTCGTCCCACTTCTGAACGACAAGGATAATGCCATCTGCAACGAGACCTACGGCAAGACCGATAAGCGTACCAATACCCGGAGTGATAGCAGTTCCAGCCGCCGCACAGATAACACCAATACCAGCACCAGCCGCCGTACTTCCTATTGCGGTGAGAGCAGCACTCAGCCAGTCGATACCGTTTTTGATGGAATCATAAATTCCTGTAATCATTGCAGGAATACCGAGTATGATACCACCGACACCAGCGGCAAGAGCCGCACCAGCCGCACCAGCAGTTCCAACACCCAAATTGATACCAGCTTGTGTAATAGCAAGGCTTACAGCACTGCTTCCAAAAGCAGTGTCAATCCAAGTCGCAATAGCAGAGCCAAGGAAAGCCAATCCACTCGTGCCAAGGAGACCTCCGCCTACAATCTGTGCGAAGTTCATGCCGTTGAGTTCGTTCTGAATAGCGTCAATGATACCAGCCGCTTCGAGTGCGATACCTCCGATAGTCAGACTGATACCTATGGATAACGTCAATGCGTTTCCGAGTCCTGCTTTTTGCAAGGTTTTGATTGTCTCAAGAGCAGAAATGACTCCACGAGAGATTTTCCATGCCGCTAAACCGATAGCGATTGCGCCGACAGTGGTTAGAATCCTTCCGAGTCTCGTATGGAAGAAATCGCTCCAAGAATTGATTTCCTCAGTCAGACCGAGCCATTCCTTCATTTTTCCAAGGATTTCCTCAACCTTGTCACTCACAGCGTTACCGATGAAGTCATAAGTAGGAAGCTCGAAACCAAGACCCCCACCACCTCCGATACCACTGCCGCTTCCACTGCTGGAATCGTCTTGAGGGGAGATAATGTTCAGTTCGTCAATGCCAAGCAGAGCGTTTTTGACTTCCTTCGCCTTTTTACCAGCGTCACCGAGATTGTCAGCCAAATCACCAGCACCACCAGCGGCAGTTCCGAGACCACTGTAATCAATCTCCGGCAATGCAAAACCAAAAAGGCTTGCGATAGCGTCAGCCACAAGTCTGATAGCCTTTGCCAATGCGATTGCGTAAGGCAGAACTGCGTTCAGCATAGGAATAAAGATGTTACCGAGCGCACGAGCCGCTTGGTTCACCTGTGCTTGCAGAATACGAAGCTGGTTTGCAGGAGCTTCCAAGGTACGAGCCATATCGCCTTGTGCGGTAGTGACCTGTGTCATAATTGCGTAGTAACGCAACTCTGCCTTTTCAGCTTGTGTCATAGCGTTGACACTCTTGGTGATACCGAGGTTCAACGCTTCCTGCTGTAATCTCGCCACGGACAGGTCATAACCAAGTCTACGGAGAGGTTCAAGTTCGCCGGAAATGCCGGACTGCAACTTCTGAAAAGCGTCCTCGTAGCTGATATTGAAGAAGGAAGACAGGTCGTAACCGAGCTGAGTAAGATTCTTACTCATGGTGTACGCTCTATCGTTCACAACACCGAAACCAGTTGCCAGTGTCATGAATACACCTTGATTTCTCAGCCATTCGGCAGGGTCAATACCCATAATTTCTGCGACATTCTCAGCATACTTCTGAGCTTCCGCCGCATACTCACCGAGGGAGACCGTGAACAGGTTCAAGCTCTCAACGTACTCATTGGATTTCGTAATCCAGCCAGCAATAACGCTTGCGATACGCTTCATAGCCACAACCGCAATACCGATTTTCGCCGCAAGGTTGGCATAGCTCATGGAAGCCTTACCGTTTGCCGCACTCAGATTGTTCGTCTGCTGAATCAGTCTTTGCAGTCTCGTAGGCAGAGCGGAAAAACCGTTTGCGATAGACTGCATTTGCGTTGCAAGAGGAGCGAACGCATTTGCCAACTGCTGAATCTGAGAAGCAAGCGAACCAATGTTCACAGACTGCAATGCCGCTACCGCTTCCGGGAGCTTCTTCAACTGAGTGATGAAAGAGGTGAGGTTATTCTTACCCATCTGAGTTAGAGGAGTGAAAGCAGAAATCAGCTCACGAATCTGAGAACTCAGACTACCAATACTCACGCTGTTGAGAGCCTGTACCGCTTGCGGTAATCTCTGCAACTGAGAAATAAAGCTATTGAGATTTGCTTTGCCAACGCTCGTTAAAGGAGTCAGAGCGGAAGCAAGGTCTCGAAGTACGGAGAAGTCAGTGCCAGTCAAAGACTTCACCGCATTTCCGATGTTTGTAATCTGCGTTGCCACAGAAGAAGACAGCTTGAGATTTCCTATGGAGGAAAGAGTCTGCAAGCCTTGTGCGAGTTTGTTCAAATTATCGGCATTTGCACCGCTGACACCATTCAATGCGGTATTCAGAGTAGTGAGCTGTTTTGCAACAGCGGTCAAGCCGACACCGCCTTTGACAGCGGACTTCAACTTACCAAGAGAGGAAGCAAGTGCGTCTATGCCACTGACCGCAGAAGTAGCACTCGATTGTACTTCAAGTTCCAACTGTTCGATTGTTGTAGACATTTTCCTCACTTCCCTTCAAACTTTTTATTGTGCATTGCCATAAACCCTTCCATCATTTTCTTGCCCTTGTCGAATACGTTCTTAGCCTTTTCCTCCTCTTTGAGTTCAGCCTGTTTCTCAGTGAGAGCATACGCTTCCGAAAGATAAGGAATCGGTTTCGTACCCTTCTTAGCAAATGCGTGAAGGAGAGGGGAAACACGGCACAAAGCGTCATAAATATAAGCACCCTGTAGCCACATTTCTTGATTCTTTCGATTCATTCTGAGTTCATCAGCCTTGCGGTAAGCCGCTACGAGCTGACAGTCCTTGTCCCAATACTGCTCCTCAGTCATACCGATTGCGAGGTAATGAGGGAACAACTCATTGAATTTCTCTGTGTAAGTTTTGAGGGGAGCAGTGGCAGAATCACCACCACTCCCCTCAGTGGAGGACAGCAAGTCACTTACCAAGTTGCTGTCCAGTTCACGTTTCCCTTGTCTTCCTCGGGTTCTTCTACGAGAGCCATGATGGGTTCGTTGTACATTTCTGCCAACTTCCCAATCAAGTCCTCCTTCTTGGTAAGTTTCGTGTAGATGTTGTTGATTACGTCTTCCTTGACGAATCTGTGGTGAGCAAGGAACGCACCAGCAAACAGAGCAGGGAGAGTAGTCATGGGCTTGTCTGTGATGTCAGAAGCAATGAACCCCTTCTTCTCCATTTCCGCAACCGTTCTGCGAGTGTACTCCAAGGTGTATTCCTTGTCCTCAAAAGTGAAAATAAGCTGTTTTGCCATTTGTCTGTCCTCCTATTATTTGTTCTTACTCCGCCATGCTGATAGGAGTGGAAGGAGCGATAGTGACGGTCATGTCAACTACCTCATTCACACCGCCGCCAACAGGGAAAGCGGAAAGCTGACCCTTGAACTGGAACTTGCCGTCAGTGCCAGTAGGAGTGAGGACATTTGCTTCCTCAGTACCGCCGAACCAAACAGCAAACTCGTGTTCCACACCCTCAAGTGCTTTCAGCTTCGTGAAGTCTTCCTTGGTGTAGTTCGCAGTGAACTCAAGAGCGTCAAGAGACTGAATACCGGGAATGTAGGTCTGCATTTTGTCGGAGAGAGTCGTGGTCTCCAACATTTCGGGCGAACCGCCCAAATCGGGAAAATCCTTGATGTCAATGAGCTTCTCGTAAGAAGCGTCCGTTTTCATCATAAGGAAAATCTTGTAAGTAGAAATTGCCATGATTTTTACCTCCTGTAGATGGTTTTGTTTTTGGAAACGACTGCTCGGTATCGTCCGAGCATACGATAGATAGTAGCTCCGTCTTGGTTCGGAACAGGTTCAAGCATTGTCCTCGTGAAATTGAGACCCATCATCAAATCATCAATGAAAGCCGCAATCTCTTTACACTCAGCTTTTTTGCCCTTGGTCTTGTTGGAGTAAACATTCAGTTCATACACAACAGCCGCATGGTTTTCTTTTCCTTCCGTTGTCTGTGTGCTTCGAAATGTTGCGTTATCCACCTCAACCAGTGATACGCAAGGGAACGAGGAGGGAGATTTTACATACTCACCTGTCATGAAGATAGAGGGAAACTTCTCTCTTACCTTCCCGGACACTTCGTCAAAAATCTCATTCTCAATGTCAATCATTTGAACACCTCCCTCGCAATATCGGCAATCTCGTCACAAACGGTTTTCATAGCATTGTACATAGGCATAACAGCCGGAGTACCATGCGTGAGACGGAGTTCTCCGTCTTCGTAGAATCCCCACACCTGTTTTTTACCCATTCCTTTGCCGTAGCCGCCTATCGTGAAACCAAGCTCAGAACCCTTCGGGTGAGGGGAGCTTCCGGCAGAGCCATTGTGATATACACCAGCACCGAACTCCACCCAAATTGCGTCTTCTCCCTTCGCTATAACTACAGACACGTCACCTCGTTCATCAACTGAGGTTTCGACCTGTGCCTTACGGACACCGCCGCTATCCTGTGTCAAATCGTCAACGATTGCCCCGGAGAATCCGCTTGCCGCAAGAGATTCTATACGCTCTGCAACCTTTTCCCTAAGAAGTTCTGTCTTTGCAACGAGGTCTCGCTTGTACTGCTCAAGCTCCTTAATCGCCTTGTCGATTTCTCGAACTGATAATCCGAAACGAATGACCTTTTTACCCACTGACATTCACCTTGCTTATCGCAATCGAAGTCACGTTCAAACTCTTGGCTACCTTTTTCACAACGTAGTCATGAGGAGTATCGGTAGCACCGTCCTCCTTGAGTTCCGGGATAACATCGACCCAAAGGATAGAGTATTCGTCAATCGAAGGAGCGTCAGAATCCAAGACAATCACTTTGTCATAGGACTCGTTTTCCCCAAACTGACGAGTCTGCGTTTCTCCCTTTGCGGCAGATATATTTGCGGAAAACTCTATCGGATTACCATGCTTCACTGCGTATTCACCAGTGACGTTTCCATATTCGTCAGTGATAGCTTCCTTGCCCTCGTAGAGAGCGTAGAAGAACTTGACCTTGTTTCTCTGCATACACCTCATGAAATCACCCCACAGTAGGGAGTAATCGCTTTCAGCATAGAAGAAGGAACGTCCGCACTTTCGTACTGCCTTGTCACACCGTTTTCAGTGTGAGAGGTCTGTCCTTCCGCACCTCGCTTATTCAGCATATAGGCGGCAATTTCGACCTGTAAGTAACTGTACTGTGCCGGAACTTCGGTCACATCATTTTGATATGGAAACGCTTTGGCGATAATCTTGCCCCCGGCAAGTTTCAGATAGGCGGACAACACTTCGTCAGAGTCAGAGCTACCGACCATTGCCTTGAGAGCCGCCAGTTTTTCATCGTTCGTCATGCTGTCACACCTCCTCGCAGTTATTCCTCAGTCTGAGGTTCGGGTTCTCCCTCGCCGTTATCCGGGTCGGGAGTCTGACCCTCGGCAGGGTTCACAGGAGCTTCCTCGATGAACACCTTGCCAAATTTGTTCTTACCCTTTGCCAGCTCCTCGATACGAGACTTGCTCGGCTTGTAGCCAGCTACAGGGTATTCATCACCCACCCGATACAGGTGGTTGTCGTTCTTTGCGTCACGAAAATCGCTTACAACCTTATACATTGTTCTGTCCTCCATTCCTCACCGATTACACAGAAGGTGCAACGGTGATTTTCACAGCCTTGGTAGCGTCAGTGAGAGCGGCGAGATAATACTTACGAGAGAAGATGGTGTTCAGACGAGTATTAGCCGCAGTCTCGGAACGAGCGTTCTTGGTAATCTGCTCGATTTCCGTACCCTTCTTGTTGAAAAGAGTAACCGCTTTCTTGGTTGCGATAATGATAGTGCCGGAAACAGCGTCCTTCTTGGTGTACAGGTTCACACCAGCAACAGTACCGACATAACCGTTACGAGAGAAGGACTCAACGTACTTGAGGTCTTCTTTCAGAGCCTTGCGAATCTCCGCCATGTCAGCCGCATTGACAAAACCGAAGATATTCACACCCTCGATTTCCTCAAGGTTCAGCTTCGCCACAGCGTCAGCAAAAGTTCCGAAACCGTAATCGGTAGCCGAAACGGACAGACTTGCCTTGTTGAACTCGGCAAAAATGTCGGCATTGACGGTGTTGAACATATCAGTACCCATGTGACGAACACCGACAGGGACGAGCATAGGGTCAGTCATAGCCTGTTCGTCATAGTATTCGAAACGGTTCTGAGCAAGAAGGATTTCGTACTCCTTCTCAGCGTAAGAAACTTCGATAGACTTGCTGTTGCCGACACCCATAGCCAGCTTCTGAGTACCATCGGTAGCCTTGTAGACGTTAATCTTACGCTTCATGCCAGCTTCGCCCACCAGCGAATTATCAACAGTACAGAACTGCTGTAAATTGAGGTGGGAATTGAACTGGTCTTCAACCTCGTTGGAGAGGAAGAAATTGTCATAAATCTTATGAGCCATAGTTAATTACCTCCATAAAGTTCTTTGTATTCTTCCGGGTGTTCCTCGTAGAAAGCGGCACGTTCCGCAGGGGACAACTTACGGAATTTTTCGAGAGTCATAGTCTTGGAATCCCCATCGGGGGTAGGTTTCGGTGTATCTTTGAGGGCTTCTGCACGAACCTTCTTTTCGAAAGCGGTTAAGTGCTTCTGCTGATTGATGAACACCTTCTCAGAATCACCGTCCGCCATAGCAGTGGCAGTTTCATCGGCAAGGGCTTCATCGTACCCAAGTGCGAGGAGCTTTGCCTTATGCTTGGAAATCTCAGATTCACGCAGGAGCTTGTTGTACTTGGACTCCAATTCCTCACGTTCCTCTTTTTCCTTCTGCTTTGCCGCTTCGTCCTCGGTCATTTTCTCCCTCAACTGCTTTTTCGCAGTTGCCAGCTCGGAAGCTGTCTTGTCGAACTGTTCCTTCTTCACAAAGCCGGAATAGTCCGGGTCGGGAACGTCAAATTCTTCGAGAGCTTTCAGCTTCTCCTCGGCGGTCATGGTTTCGTAACCTTCAATCTGTGTTACATCAATCTTTGCCATTTTGGTTTCCTCCTGTCTTTTCAGTTCTTCTGTGAACATTTCTTGCGGTTATAGACTTCTCTGTCTTTTTGCGATTTACGTCTTCTCTGACGATATTCAAGCGGCGAACCGCTCAATTATTTGGGTCATTATCCGGGTCGGGAGTCTGTTCAGCCAGCTTTTTCTGCTGTTCCTCGTAATATGCCATGCTCATGGTGTAGGCACTTTCCGGGTCGGTAAACATACCGCAGTGAGAGAAAGCCAGCATAGGGTGAATCTTCGGTTGCTGTAGCATGGAAGTAAGCACTTGAGACTTGCTCTGAATTGCTTCGTAGTTTCTTCGGGTGAACTTCATGTCAATGTCCTTCAAACGAAGGTCAATGTCACTGAGGTCACGACAAATGCGAAGCACCAGCTTGAGCATTTTCTTCTCAGACCTTTTGAAGATATTCTCGCTGTCTTTTGCTCTCGCTTCCGCAAGAGACCACCCATCACGAAGAAGCACCGCCGCACCTGTGTCGGAAGTAGAAGTACCTCCGTTCCTGTTAGGCATACCGCAGATAGTGAGAATCGCAGTGTACAAATCGTCTTTGAGGGTCTGAGTCTGTGTCTGATTCAGTTCCTTCACAACGAGGTCAACATCAATGTTTCCTCCGTTGTCGTTAGGAGGAACAAGAATTGCACCCTCCTCCAAGAACTCCTTGTACTTCTGCTTGTCGATGTTGCAACCGATGAACTTCCAAAAAGCCTGTATAAACTGCTCAATACCGTCCATACGGTTGGACTCGACACCGTTGATTGCGTCCAACAGAGGAAGCACGATTTCGAAAGAGCCGAGACGAGCGTTGTTCGCCGGATATTCGAAAATAGGAATCATGTCGAGAGCGTGGGGCTTGGACTCCTTTTCGTTGATAATGTCACCATCAATCAGCCAGTAGTAGTTGTCCGTATAGACCGAGTAATGAGTCACCTCGTTTTCATCGGTGCTATACTTGACACCCATCAAAGGCTTATTTCCAACATCGTTTGAATACACAACGAAAGAGTTGCGAGGGTCGAGAGTGTACATTTCAAACGGAGACTCGTCTTCCTCGGAAGGTTCATCGGGAAGAACCAAACGATATGCCGTTCCGCAAATCATTTGCCATTCGACAATCTCTTGGTCTTGCGTAGCTTTGTCCTCTGCGAACATAAGCTCGTTCAAAGCAGAGATACCTTTTGTAACAGCTTCATCAGCACTGCGTCCGATGTACTGAATAGGTTCTCCGCAGAGATAACCGACTTTGAAGGAGACAATCTCATTCGCTCGGTTTTCCACAATCTTGTTACAGATTTCCGGGCGAACTTCTTTGACACGATTGAGAATCGGTTGCTTGCCACGATAGTAGTCCCACAGATACTCAATCTCACTTCGATTCATCGAGTGAGTATTCATAGCAGTTGTCAGAACATCAACCACGTTGTCCCTCGTGATTCTTCTCACGCTGGACTTGATAACACGTCTTCCGTTCATTTGACGAGTCTCGCTCGGAGTCTTAGAAGTATCGACTTCGTTTGCCATGACTGCTCCTCCTTTCCTAAAAATTAAAAATAGCGCATGACTGCTGGATAGGCTTCCGCCATACTCGCAATCATGCGCCACTTGTTTTTCTATACATTTTTACCTTTACCATTATAACATAGTAATTCGTAAAATGCAAGATTATAATTCTTGTTTTTAGAATTTTTTGTGGAAAACTATGTGGAAATTGTGAATTACCACGGTCTTTTGAACACCTCGACCTTCTGACCGCTCAAACTCTGAGCATATTCCGCCAACATTGCCATTCCGTCCGGCACATCATCGTGCTTGTTCTTGCCAGCAACAGTGTAGGAGCAGAGCATATCCATCATTTTTCCGTAGTCAGACTTCTTCTGATAGAGGGAACTGTCTTTGAACAGACAATGCTCCTTGACCCAAGCACTATTGACAATGATTTTCGTCTCTTTGTTTGCGGTGGTGAACTTCGTGGTGATGTGAGTAATGCCGCCTTTTTTCTTCACGTCCTCTTGAATCTTTTCAGCCACACGTCTTCCGGCAGAGTTTGACTCAAATCGGCAGGACTTGACCTTCCTGCGGACGAGAATTTCAGTCAATCGAGCGTCAACGATGTTCGGAAGACCGTTGTCGCATACACAATCCTCGATATAGTAGTCCTGTCCATAAACATAAGCCACAGGGAGGAAAGCGTAGTCAGCACCTTTATCCTTCGTATCGCAAATGCCGATAATTGCGTCCGGGTCTTCCGAAGGAAGCTCGAAATAGCGGCGAAGTTCGTCTTGAGAATAGACCAAACCCTCACGCTCAATAGGTTCGTTCATATACAACGCTCTCCACGACACATCGTCCATGATGTTTCTCTGCTCATGGTAGACTCTCGTAGTGAATCCGACACCGTAGGCATAATCAAAGTTGGACTCGTCATTCTCGTTAAGGGCAGGAATCACGATGAACTTCGCTCGGTCACTATCACCGTATTCACGTTCCAGTCTACCGATAACGTCATGGACAGACCATCGAGTAGCAATGTGAAGCTCTTTGCAGTGGTCTCCGATTTTACGCTGTCTCAAGTCTGTGGTGTATGTCTCCCACAGCTTGTCGAGACGTTCCTTTGACAATGCCACCTCGATACCCGACACCAAATCGTCACAGTAGAGCAGGGTTGCCGCACGATACAAACCAGCATTACCAGTACCAATAGATGTGAACTCCAACGTCTCAAAACGCTGACGCTTGTCGAGGTCGATACGACAGTCCTTCGCATTTGTGTTCGTGACTTTAATGTCCGGGAATACCTCGTGCCACAGGTAATCGCCGTTTCTATCCATAATTCTCAGACATTCGTCATAGACACCACGAACAAAGGAGTTCGAGTGGCTACCTGTCAGCATAGGGTCGTTCGGAATCTTACCGCCGAGCCATGTGAGGAAGAAAATCGCCAGTGTGGTCTTTCCGCTACCGGGAGGTAGAGACACCGCCAGCAAGTCCAGTTTATCATCGGCAAGCTCCTGTAGAGCGTCAACGACCTGTTTCAGAACCTTCCTGCGAGGAGGGTAGAACTTCTTTTCCGGGTCTCTGTTCCATTCCACATAGAGAAGATAGGAGTCGAAATCATACTTTGCGGCGGCAAAGCACACCCTTTTATGCAAGTCATAGACCTGTATCACCTGTTCCCCGGAGAGAGACCTGTTTGACATTGTTTTTTCGCACAGAGCGGATAGCTTTCTGAGATATTCCACACCGAGAGGAATATCCGTTTTCATTGCTTCCTTGCTCATGTACAGCAAATCCTCCATAGTCTGAAAATCGAAAGATTTCAGACTCTTTCGGTAAATCGTTTCCAGTAATTTTTTCATAATACCTCCAAAAAGAAAAAGCGCACGACTGCCGAGACCGAAGTCTCAATCGCAATCATGCGCCGTTCATTAAAACCGTTATTCAATTATCAGTTCACAATCTGTCCAAGTTCCGGCACTCAAACATTTTCCTTCAAAAGTGATTGTATCACCAACATTGATTGTCTTCAAATTCTCCTCTTGTTCTTTTTCGAACTCCGCATAGAAGAATACAATAGTAGAGTCAATCTGTTTTTCCATTGTGAGGGTTGCTCCACCAGTGAGATTGAGCAATCCGCCTGTTTTCATACCGTTTACCTTCGCTGTAATCCTATAAACATTGCCTTTGTAGGTATCATCGGCACGAAGCTCATTTTCTTTGTATGCTCGATAAACTTCATCAAAAGTTACCGATAAATCAATTTCCTTCTCAACAGAGGAAGTCTCTACCTCGATAGAGGATTCTTCTGTTTCGGTAGAAACTGTAGTTTCCTCCGATTTAACGATAGGTTCTGTTTTGGGTTCAACTTCTTGTGATACCGCATGGTCGTTTTGAGCAGGAGGGTTTGGGTTTACTTCTGCCGCAATCAATTCAAATATAACAAACAAAACCAGCCCTACCAAACATAAAACCCACCATTTCTTTGATTGCTTTCTGCGAATCGTTTTGACGAGTGCAATCACCAGTAAAATAGGGGTGAGTGTGAACATTGTTGCTCCCAATATTACGAAAACGTCAAACACGGTTATCCCTCCTTCTTGATATAAACTACCTCAACATCATAGCCGAGAGCTTCCATAATCTGAACGAAGGTGTTATTGACGAAGCCGTCCTTCTTCTTGATTATTCTGTTCACATATTGGGCAGTAGTACCTATTTTGGCGGCAACCTGTTCTTGGTTTACACCTTCCTCAAGGCACTTCACCTTGATGTCTTTTTCAAAATTATTCTTAACCATGAGACAATAATCCTCCTTTTGTTAGATTGTACCATGTTGAACGACTGATATTAAGTTCTTCACAACAATCGTTCACTGTCATTTCCCCTTTTTGTTGCAGGATATAGTAATTTATGAGTGTTTCCGAAGGAACGTTCTTTTTAGGTCTCCCATCAACTCGAATCCCTTTTTCACGAGCAATAGCTTTTCCTTCTTGCGTTCGCTCAACAATCATATCACGCTCGAACTCTGCAAAGGAAAGCATTATGTTTCGTATCAGCTTTCCAGTCGGTGTATTGTCCATGAGACCTATGTTCAGAACGTGAACCGCAACCCCTTTGGAGATAAGCTCCTCAATCATTTGACTGCCTTGAACCGCACTACGAGCGAATCTATCCAATTTTGTCACGATAAGTTTGTCACCCTCATGCAAAATTGAGAGAAGTTTATTAAACTCAGGTCGTTCCATTTTTCGACCTGTAAATGAGTCGTAGAAAATCTTATTGACCCCGGCTTCTTTCAGTAAAATGCTCTGACCTTCGAGACTGTTACCGTCTTTAGCCTGTCCTTTGGTAGAAACACGAGCATATCCGTAAATCATAGGCTACACCTCCTAAAACTCTGCCGAAATACCTCTCTCTGCTTCGAGTTCTTGAATAGTGTCGGTTATTTTCTTCTCGGTTGAGTATAAAACCTCTGTTGAGTGAGAAAGAACCTTCGTTATGGATTCGTAGCCTACTTTTCGTCCACGGCTGACACATTCTTTCTGTAAATCCTTCTTGCTCATTTTCAAGTTATAGAGCCTTTGTTCCCAAGACTGTTTCATGTTCTAACCCTCCTCAATCATAGTCAACTACTAATTCCTCTCCGCTTGGTTCGGTACTTTGAGCAATTAGTTCATAACCAAGCACTTCGAGCATTTTAACGAAAGCTCCAACTTTCAAATCGCTACAATGCAACATTCTATGGACATTTTCTTTTGTCCCTAAATCACCATACTCTGCAATATCAGACAAACTTGTTTCCGTGTCTGACATAAGATTTTGAATAATCTCGATAGCTGTCATTTTGATACCTCCTATCGTTAATGGTTTCGTATGTGATGTATGTAAATTCTCTCATATAAGCTATATCATATCGAAAATTACTACAAGCGTTAATGGTTTCGTTCACATATATCACTCAGACAGAAGCGAATCTAAATCAATTCTTGGTTCGTCATTAACTTTCCATGTCGTTTTGTCAGCGAGTTTGCTCTTTACAATAAGCTCACAATCCATTGCTTCAATCATTTCGAGGAAAGTGTCGATTCTCATACCTTTTTCTCGTGAGAGCTTGGTGGAAACAGCAGAAGCAGTAGACTTTCCGAGCTTTGTTGCAAGAGATTGATTGCTAAATCCTCTCAGTTTCATAATATCTCTGATGATTTCATTTGGCTTCATAATTCAAACCTCCTTGTGATTGTTAGTATAGCACATACATTTAATCGTGTCAACACATTTTCGTGTCTAAATAGTCCTTTTTCAAATTTTCGGCTACTCAGACAACTCCCTGCGGATTGGGCGGCTGTCAGCCGTCCCCCTCCGGGGGTATAGCTCCGGGACGGCTTGAAAAGCTCCGCCGCCGTTGTGCCTTGACAGCTCCGCAAAATATAAAATACTGTCAATAGAATATAACACAGCTTGACAGCGCAACCAAAAATAAAAAAGCTGTCCCATTGACAGCGCAACCAACCGCCGCCGATGGGCTGTACTCAAATGACAGCAAAAGAAAACCCCGGCTATTATAGCCGGGGCGCATATCATATTTATTTTGACTGTTTAAGAATCTCACCCAACAGAACAAAAGGAAATAATATTAAACAGATAATAACGAACATTGCAACACCTCCACTATTTCAATAACATTTGATTTTAACTCTTTTCGAATATCTGTTTTATTTAATGCGTACATTTCAATAATGCCGTAATACTTTGTTTTCACCCAATAGCGGCGCATATATTCGGCATAGGGAAAAGCCCACCCGGATATTTTACAAACTGGCTCACTTGTAGCAATGTGCAAATCTTTCAAAGGCTGTTTATTGCCTTTGTCATATTCCAGCAATGCCGCCGGAATACGAGAAGAAAAACAATTTTCAACCGGGGGAACGTCCCACGACACAAATTTATAATATCTCATTTTTCAAACCTCCATATATTTATAATCATACTGTCGAATTGTTCCGAGTGTTTCCGCCGTTGGTGTTTCCCCGGTGAACCTGTCAACATATGCAACCGGGATATAAAAAGCGGTATAACGTCCTGTTTCGCTGTTGGTACAATTATAAAACTCGTATTCGTTCAACAGCTTTTCAAAATCAACCCCGGCGCAATTCTGTTGTGCTTTGTTCATAGGCATATCAAGCCGGAAAAATGAACCGGGGCGAATATTCACCGGGCAAAATAGAACGGTTAAACCGTTGTTATATGCCATTCGTGCGGCGGCTTTGTTAATTCGTTCAAAATTAAAACCATCAACGGAAAAAGAATATTTACGCATATACTCGCCCCCCATTTTTCAAACAAAATTCTTGCAACAGCTTTTCAACCTGTTTTTGTTTTTCCTCGAACGGTGTTTTGTTTTCCCAACTCCAAATAGCGGCGGCTTTTTCTTCATATTCTCGAATACCTTCCAAACGTGCGCCCGGCATATTTCTATAACCAGTGCAAATTGTTACACCGTAAACCTCGAAAACGTCAAAATTCCAACCGTAAACCCCGGCAGTATATGCAACCGCTGAATGATTCCGCAAAAGGTTTTGCAAATCACAATAACCAGCACATTTTACATTAACAGAACCGTTTACAATAGCTTTTCTTGTAGTTTTGTATTTCATGGTATAACCTCCCTTTTATAATGCGATATATGCGGCTTTATTCAGACCGCAAAAAGCGTTTATATGTCTTCCTGTCGTTGCGCTCCAACCGCCCCACAATTTAACCAGCTCCCCGGCGGCGGTTTTCTTAATAATGGGAGTGCCATAACTGTAAAGCGTTTCGCTCCCATCGTCCCCAATAATAACAACCGCTTTTCCGTAAAAACTTTTTCTCCCATCATTGGGAATCAATTCGTATTTTCTCATATTGTTTTACCTCCATTTTTTAGTGTCCGGCTTGTTAAATGCTAAATCTTGTGCAAATTCGAAAAGCTCCATTTGTTTTTCAACTGTCATTTGTGCCATTACTTTAATTAGGTTAATAGCTAAATCTTCAAAATCTTTTTGCTGTTTACATTTAGGAATTTCAAAAGGTTTCATGTTGGTTTACCTCCGTAATTTGAAATATACACGTTTTCGTGTCTTTAATTATATTATACACGTTTTCGTGTCTATGTCAATAGGTTTCAAAGAAATTTTTACATTTTTTCGTGTCTGTTTTAATGTGTTCATTTACTCAAAACTAAACATACATTATATAAAAGGTTAATGGTTTCATAATTTATGTGTAAAACTTCCTTATATAAGGGGCTATATAGAAAAAGTTACACACATAATTTATGGAACCATTCACGAAAACCGCCGCCGGAGCTGGAATTTTGCTTTATCACGCTAAAGCGTTAATAGCACCAGCCAAAAACCAGCCGGAATCCCGAAAAAATCCGCACAAAAAGACCGCCACCAGCCGACCCGGAACAGAGCCGGGACAGCCGATGGCGGCGATTTCATAGTCGATAGTCGATAGTCGTTAGTCGTTAGTCGTTAGTCGTTTTCTTCGTCAGAGTCGTTGGCAGAGTCGATAAGGTAACGCTGACGGATAGAGTCGGGGTCATAGTTGTCTTGCTGGACGTTGGGAGTCACCACATACTCGGTCTTGTCTTGGTAGCCGAAGTTGTTCTTTGCAAGGAAAATCGCTGTAACCGGGTTAATTTTGCCGTTGGTAGCGTAGTTTTCCCACAAATTTTCGAGCAAAAAGTATGCTTTTTTTATAATGTCGGTCACGCTCTGCGGCAACGTGCAATAGTTCCCACGTCCACCCAAAGGCTGGTCGTGTGTAACAGCCCATAATTGCTGTCTACTCCAACCCAATGCCATTGCCATACCAGCTACAGTAGGTTTCACATCATGCTTGGCATACAAAGCAAAATACTCATTGAGTCGTTCTGTCACAGCTTCTTCATCGTGCATATCAATTTTCTCCATATTGAAAAGCTCCATGTTGAGCTGTAGAAACTTTGTATTGTCTCCGGGTTCAAGGTCATACCCATTCATGCCAATGACAGGAGAGTTGCCACCTCTCGGCTTCTTCTTTATCACCTGTACACCCTCATTCTGAGGAGCGTCTTTCTTACTTGCCATAGTCGTTTACCTCCTTGGAGAGTCCTCTTTTCGAGCCAGTTTCCGCCCCGGAGAGTCCTCTTATTCTTGTTCTTCTTGAGTAGTTGAAGTAGTTAAAAATCGACTTTTGCGTGTAACTTTTACTATATAGCCCTCTTATAAGGGGACTTTTACGCAAAAACTAAAGTTTAACTACTTTTACTACTTCATCATAAAAAGTCGAAAAGATTATTTTTCAATCCGATTTGTGTTATTTTCCAAATGTCGTTTAGGATTATTTTTCAATCCTTTTCGGATAATTTGACATTTTCAAGCATAAATGCCACCAGCATACCTGTTTTCATTCTCCAACTTGCAAGCCAAGAGAGGAGAGTTCCGTCCAGTATGTGAGAAACGATTTCATTCGGATTGATGTCCTCAAGCATACCTTGAATCTCAGTCAGCATTTTCTTTTCCATGTCAAACAGACCCAATTTATCTGCGGTTTTTCTCAGTTCTTCTTCCTGTGACGAACTGAGTCCTGCAACATATTTGTGTTCATTATCTTTCACCTGTGTTCCTCCAATCCTCTGTGAATATGTCATAGCCGTCCTCAGAGTTCGAGAGGTTTCATATCACTCGTTCTCCATCGAAATGCCAAGCAGAGCTTTGAGCTGTCTCCATATCCGAAGCTGTCTGCGCTCGATACGCTCATTGGAATAGTTGAGGAGTGTGAGCTGATTCAGAATCTTCTCTGTGTCCTCATGCCTAACCCGGTCTACCAATCGCACCAGCTCATTTCTCGCAGTGTCACGAGACTTCGAGTCTTTGTAAGAGACGGAAGGAGCGTTGCCGCTTTTAAGGTGTACGGTCAGACGGTAAGGGTACTCGCCGGAGGTAGAGTCAATCGCTTCGATGTACTCCACGTCCTCTGCATTGAAGTGAAAATATTTGCTCCATGCAATCATGCCGCCACCTCCTACAGTTCTTTGCTGATATTCAGCAATTCCTCACGAATGAGGGTGATTCTTCGCTTGATGGACTCTTTGCAGTCCTCCCTCGAAACATCATATCCGGCAGAAGGAGAGTAGCCCTTCTTTTCTTTCGCTTTGCAATAGGTATCAACAGAAGATTCAAGACCTTCCGTCATAACCGCTACCATGTGCATACGCTCAGTCGTTTTCATTGTTCTTGTCCTCCTTCAAGAATACTGTCTTGCAACAGGCAAGCCAAACAGGAGGTTGAGTCCGTCCACTGAGAACGGAGAGCCACACTCTCCCGAACAGCAAAGCCTTGATTCTTTCCTTCCATGTGAGCCGCCAACAACTGATACACTCTCGACCATCGTTGTACACCCACAGAGAGGAACATTCTTCGTCCGTCATGGACTCCGGCTTCAACAGGTTTTTGTTTGCCTGTTCAAATTTAATGGGTTTCATAACGCACCTACTTTCTTGAAAATTTCGAGCAGTTTCGGGAACTGGATAGCAACCCAATCGACAACTGTTTCTTCCTGCCCGAAGTTTTTATGTTCCCAATTCTCAGCCAGCCCGGACTCGAACATGAACGCATGAACAATCTCGTGGCGGAGACATTTTTTCTGATACTCTGCAAAGTTTTCAAGCTCAAGGTTTTCCGTAGTAACCACGATTTTCTTTGAAGACTTGTCACAGTAGCCGTCACATTCACGGAGAAACTTGTCCTCTGAGGGTGACTTATAGTATATGGAATACTTTGTCCCAAGGATATTCACAGTCATTACAGCACCTCCTTGAGCTTGAGTCCCCAATAAATCATGAAACCGCTGGAAGTCGATTTTCTATCGAACCATTCCGGGTGTCGTTCCATTTCGGAGTTGAACTTTCGAGCGGAGAGGACATAAGCACCTTCGGACTTCGCCCACAGCTTGAAAGCATTGTATAAATCCTTCGCCTTAATGAGAGTGCGCTTGTTCTTCTCGCCGTATGGATTGCTCTCGTCTTCGGGAACACGCACACAGCGGCTTTCGAGGAACTGTAACACGAGGTCGTTGTCTCGCTCGTACTTGGTGACAACAGTCTTGAGGGAGTCGGACATTTTCAGTCCCATTTCCTTATACTTGATGTAGCCACGAACCAGCCACATAAAAATACCGCTCATTGCTTCCTGCGAGGTAAGCTCGTCCTTGAGGTGGGTGTCCTGTTCCTCCGGGGTGAAGTGACGATTGAACTCGATAACCTTGATACGCTCGGAAGCGAACAGGGACTTGTCCGTAACCATCGGAAGGTCATTACAGGAAAGCCAAAGGGTGAACTGCGGCTTGTAGGTGATAGCCGACTGGTACAGCGCACGAGCTGAGATTTCCTCACCGCCTGTAAGCTGTTTGATTTTCTCCTCGTCCAGCTTGCCGTACTCATTCGACTCGGACATAGTGACAAAGCGTTTTCCCTTGAGTCCGGCGAGAGTGGGAGAAGCGGCTTCTGCGTCCTTCTGCCTGTCACCACGGCAAATCATACCAACAGGGGCAACCTTCGCATAGTCACCGAGCATGGTTTCGATGGTGTTGAGCAGGGTGGACTTGCCGTTTCGAGTCGTTTTACCGTGAAGAATGAACATACACTCCTCGTTGCTCATGCCGAGAATGGAGTACCCCAAAGCTCTTTGCAGGAAGTCAGCCTTGTCGGTTTCACCCTGCGTAACCTCGTCAATGAACTTCTCCCAACGCTCACAGCGAACGTCCCTGCGGACAGTGTGGCGGAAATTTGTCTGCATGGTGAGAAAATCGTCCCATCGTGCTTCCCGGAAGGAGAAGTCTTCGAGAGAGTATGTACCATTCAGACAGTTAATGAGGTAGGGGTTGGAGTCGAACTGAGTGGCAGAGATACGGAGTTCTCCTGTTGCGTCCTTGAGGATTCTGTCTCTCATTCTCCTGTCACCCATTTTGTTGACGAAAGCGGTGTAGGACTTTCGGGTTTCATCGTCAGTAATTTCTCCGCAGTAGAGAATCATGAGTCGCACAAAGTCTTTGATTTTCTCAGAGACGAGAATTGCACCTTCGTCCTTGCGCCACGCACCCTCGAAGTATGTGTACCAGCTCTTATGCTCGGTACAATATCGAGCTTCCTTGTTGTAGAGCATACCGAACAGGTTTGCCATACCCATTTCAGACCACTCAAAGCCGGAGGAAGTCTCGTCAGCTTTTTCCGGGTGGTATGACTTGATGATGTACATTTTCTCCGACAGGTCTTCGTCCATAATGACTCTACCGTTTCGAAGTTCGAAAAGTTCTCTATCACTTACCACGTTTTTCACCTCCCATTGCTGTGATAGCGCATTTCTGTTTGTCCTCGACCCACCATGCACACTGACATTCAAGGCAGTAGACAGGTTGAGTCCCTATTTTGACTGTTCCGTCCTCCTCAACTACAGTATTGGTAGTGAGGAGAGGGCAGATAATTTCATTCATTATTTCTTCACCTCGTCAAGCAATTTATCAACGAGGTCAATAAGTTCTTCAAGGTAACAGCACACCTCTCTGATACCGTATGCGTGTCCTCGTTCCCACGCATAATTCCAAATCAGAATCGCCTTTTCACGAGACAAATTGTGTCCGACTTCACACTGGATTGTGAAGTAAATGTCCTCGTAGATACTGTCACGTCTTTTGTTCTTGAGGGTGTTGAGACGAGCAACTTCCTCAGAGTAGGCATTGTTATTCGCAACTACCTGTTCCTTGTTCCATTTCACGGACTGTTCTTCATCGAAAATGAAATTATGGGGAACTTTGCGAATGTTTTGAGGAACACAGGACATTTTCTGCATTTCTTCGAAGTCAGCCTGTATGTCATACCACGATTTCGGGTATCTATTGCTCTTTTTCATCGGTATTACCTCCTGTGATGTATTCGTGGATAATCTTCGTGCCACGTCCTTTGCACTTGGTATATGGACGGATATACACGACTTTGCCGGACTTATAGTGTCTCATGTGACCTCGAACATCGAACTCGTGTTGAGGTTTCGCACCTTTACCAGTAGGTGTAGCAGGAGCGTGTTCGCAGGAGATATAAGCCTTGAGCTTTCTGTAAATCAGTTCGTCTGAATCGGAATTGCTCTCCACATTCAGTCTGTGCTTCCCGGAGCTTTCCACGAATACTCGGTCAGCATACAGAATAGAGTAGGCAACCGTCATACTTACCGTCACAGTCATAAGTGCGACTTCCTTTAGCCACTGTTCCCTCCCTCGTTGGAGAGCTTTCACCTTGTAGGAGGTAGCCCAATCGAAGGAAACAGGGTCGAAGTCCTTCATGGTACAGCTTACGACACCTACGCACCTGTGACGGTAAAAGACGGTGCATTTGAAAACATGATAACCGAGGTGTGCTTCAATGATGGTGTCAATCTCGTATGTCTCTCCGGGATTGATGTTCTCGAAAACATAATGAATTTTGTGTAAAGGGAACTTATCTTGAGTGGCGATATTGAAACTCGCCGCCAAATACCCCTTCTTTTCTGTGAGCAGAGCCAGCCTGTCAAACTCAGCACGATTGATTCTGATTACGTTTTCAATCATTTAGAACACCTCCGTTCGTTTTAGATTACTTTCCGCAAGGGTCGTTACAGATGATTCTCCCACTCTTACACTTTGGTACGAGCATGAACCACAGGTCAGCGTTCACACAGTAGACCATCTGCTGAACCAGTTCCCGGATTTCCCACTGCGCTCTGCGGCACAGACGCTCGTTGCTCATGTGGATAAGCTCTCTCAGATTGCAGGACAGGTAGAGAGAGGTTTCACAGGCATTGGGGAGAACATAACGAGCGTCCTCATTCGGGACACCGCTTTTCTGATACTCCTCATACCAGTCCTTGATGTCCTCCATGTCATTTGCGAAACGTCCTTCATCAACAGTGGAAGGTGTCACAAAACCGAAACCGTCCTCGGAGCAGTAACGCTGACTGCGCTGAGTGAAGCTACAGTGGCGGTGTCTCACAAGCTGGTGGGAACAGGCACGAGAGATACCCTCGATTTTGAATGTGAAGTAGATATGCTCGAAGACACTGTGGTGTCCGTTGCGGTACAGGTGCTTCACAAGTCCGAGAGGGTTCTTCGGGTCACTGTCGTAGCAAATGCTGGCAATTTGAGCAATGGTCTCAATGGGGTTTGGGGTAGCTTGGATAAGAGTAACTTTCATTGGATTTTTCCTCCTTCATTTTTCTGTTGATACTGCAATAGCAGACCGACTTGCAGTACCTTCTGAGTGCAACTCTGCACGTTTGGTTATTGGGGCAGGAGCGGCACAGACACCGCTTCCTGCATTGCTCACACTTGTTCAAGGCTATTTCATCACCTTATCTAAAAGTTGCTCGTACAAAGCCTTGTACAAATTTCTTTCGACCTCTGCTTCCGAAACAGCTTTTGGAACTTCGGTTTCTTGAGTCCCCCCCCCGACAACGGCAGGAGCTTCGATACCGAGAGAATGAAGCAGAGCCTTGTCCATGGCTTTCATTTCGGAAGTGGTACAGGAGCGAATAAAATCGCTCAGACGTTCCTTCGAAACGGTCTGAATGTTCTCGCACAGGGCGGTCGAAGGAACTCTCGCAATCACCTCAACGTGGGTCGGAAGGGCTTTCTTCTCCTGTGAGGTGAGGAACACAACCTCCACGTTGGGAGAGTGCTTGTTCGCAAGGTCATTGGACACGATGATACCCGGTCTCCCGGATTTCTGTTCGGAGCCAACGTAACTGCCCTGCATTATGTAGAAGATGTCACCACGATAAATTTCGGGTGTAGGGTTGTTGTATGCCATAATTGACCTCCTAAGTCTTATTAAGATAATTTCTTATCTCTTGATGATTAGATAATAACACGAAAAGGATTAGTTGTCAACCCTTTTGCGAAAATATTTTATCCTTTTCGTGTTACTTATCGTCTTTTGCGTTTGAGTGCTTTTCGCACACTTTCGGAGCGTTGCTCATACAGATTGTTGTAGGCTTGTCGTTGCTCAGAAATGATTTTCTTCTGCTCGTCCCACAGTTTCTTTTCCATGAGATATTCGGGACAGTTCGAGTGGCAACCGGGGTATCTTTTAGGAGCAACGCACCCCTTACAACATTTGATACCCGTAATCATCGTTTGTACCTTGTGACACTGTTGCAGATTGTTCTAATCTCAGCTCTATCGAGCGGAGGGTCACAGGCAACAGTGTTTGCGTATAGAAGTTCTTCGTAAATCTGTTGTTTGCTGTACCCTTGGTTGTGAAGCATACCAGCAAGTGAGGTCAGACAAATGTTACGGCTTCCGTCCGGGATTCTTGGATAGACAGGTCTGAGCTTAATACGATTGTTCTCCGGCATTTCCCATATAGGAGAGTAGATACGACCACCGTAAACGGAGGTTTCCTTCTCCTGTCGGGTCTCCGGGAAGTATTTCTCAACTACATAGTCAATCGCTTCTTGATTCTCCTCGATTTCCCTGTAGAGGAGAGTGTCACCTGTCATGATGAAATATCGAGCGGATTTGTATATTTCCACCCCTGCGAGGTTATTCTTACCTTTGAAGGGAAGTGTACCTCTCAGAATAATGTGGAAACCTCTGCCGCTCTTGGACTTCTCAGTGTAGCTTTCGCAATGTCCGATGATGTCAGCGGCAAGCGGTGTCATGAACCCTTCTTCGTCAAACCCGGTGTCGATGTCTATGGCAACGAAACCGTTGTCAGCGAAAACAAATCCGCAGTAGTCGTAGAACCCCTTCGACACAGCTTCATTCGCCATGTCGAAGGTAGCCCACGTCTGAGGGTTGGTGGAGGAAGCACAAGGGTTCTCGTCCTCAAATGCTTTCATAGGAACTTTGCTGTCACTACGAGTACAGACCCACTGATTCAGTTCTTTGAGTTCATTGGGAATGTTCTCGTAATATGTCAAATCAAGTTCCTCCTCTTTGCAACCTTGCGTTCCAGTTCGTTTACGAGTTTCCAAATGTTGTCCTGCTTGATGTTGCGGTCAACGGAAACCTTGTAGATGTTATCGGGAATGGTGTCACCCTCACGATATACGGTCATGAGAATGTCCACCTCGGAAGGGCTGAACCCCTTCAAAGCACTGTCGCAAGCGTTCCAGTTCTGCTTGTCAGCGTCAGAGCGGAACTTAGGGTGAGGGTGTCTTGCGTAGAATCTCATGCAGTGCTGGACATATTCGGAGTAAAAAGTTCTCATTTGGCAGAGTCCTCCTTCTGAGCAACGGTTTTCTTGAGGACTTCTCCCTCAAAATACCATTTATCGTCAATGTTGATAGGATAGCCCGGAATATCGGACTTCTTCATTTTCCCGGTGTCAATGATGTGCTGTGCCGAAGCAACTGCCATCTGATTCTTCACCAAGTCCTTGCCAGTACGAAGCAGGAAAGTGACCTTGCCCTGCACACTTTTGAGCTTGTAATTCATGGGTTGTACCTCCTTATTTCTTTTCGAGTTTGATACCAGCTTCTTCCCAAAGGCACTGAGACAAATCATCAAGCGTGACATAGCCTTTGTTGAAACTGTCGTACAAATCGAGACAGAGGTCAGCGAAGCGTTCCGCTCTCGGCTTTCCGTCAACCTCTCTCCTCATGAGCTGTGGGTATTTATCATGAATAACCATGACAGGAATCGCCAGCATGAGGAAAAAGGCTGTGTCGGCGGCAGTGTTCGTAGCCTGTGTCTTGATTTGCTGAATATCGCTCACCTTCATATTCAAGACAGGTTCTTTTACGATGGGAAGTCCCTGTTTCTGTCTGCGTCTTCGTTCCGCTCGGTTCATATACCGACTACATGAGACGCAAGCATATCTGCATGGTGAGTCCACAGCACGTTTGCGTATCTGTGAATAGCGTTGGTGTAATCTCTCCACTCGTCTTTCTCAACGAAAGCTCCCATGTGGTAGCGAATACAAAGTGCTTCTTCCTCAGTCAGTACGATGTGCTGAGAGAGGAGGATAATCGACTTATCGCCATGACCCTTGAACTGAGTGTTGGGGTTGTATTCCCACTTGCTCTCGTCATAGATGGGACACATTTTATTCCCATCGAACAGTTCCTCTACAATGGGGTGGCGATAGTTGTCGATTTTACAAAGGTCGTGGAACATTCCCACGATAAACGGACTCTCTGCTCTCTGCCGCTTGAGACCGTTCTTGGCTGACAGTTCCACGAGGAAGTTCATCACTGCGAAGGAATGGTCGAACAAACCTCCTTCGTATGCTCCGTGGTACTTCGTGCTTGCCGGAGCGGAGAAGAAACCGTTTGCAAGCAGATATGTCTTGAACTCCTCGGTGAGAATTTCTCCGAGCTTTGTACTCATGCAGAGGTCAAATCTTTCTTTCTCAGTCATACGTCACCCTCCTTCCTGTGAAGACTTCTTTCAGATTCAAACCCATTGGGGTAACGATTTCTGAGTTTGTCCACGTTCAACTGAAATACCGTTTCAAGGTCATAACCGATAGCGTAAGCTGCTACGGCGAGATACCACGCAACGTCTCCAAGCTCTTTCGCAAGGTGAGCTTTGTCCAACTTGTGACCTTGAAATCTATATTTCTTAATCATGTCCACACATTCGCCGGACTCACCACACAGACCCATGACTCCGTTCAAAAGAATTTCGTCATTATTGGAGTGGTTCATTCCAGCCGCAGTGCGGAGAGCTTCTTTCTGATATTCATTGATTGTCATGTCATTCTCCCTTCTCCTCTTGCAGTTCGATATATTTTTTCAAATACCAATCTGCCTTTTTAATATCTTCAACACCGTTTTTGTTTCGGTGTCTGTAGATATATTTGAGGGCATTGCACACACAGAAATCCATCGTAGCTTCAATGCCTTGAGTTTCTTTCATCACATCAATGCACTCAAATTTTCCTGTTTCATAGTGCGCCGGGTGATTTACATTATCTGCCATAGTACACCTCCTGTGAAAAGTCCGGGAGAGGGAGTCCCCCTCCCGGATATTCTCTTAACCAAGCAGTGCGTCCAAATCGAGTCCCTTCGCCGCCGTAGGCTGTGCCGCAGGAGCGGTAGCAGGGGCAGGAGCGGAGGTTGCCGCCTTGGGAGCAGGGGAAGCACCTTCCTTGCCGAGAGTGAGCGCACGAGCCACAGGTTCGGTGTCGAAGTATTCCGCAGGAGACTTGTCACCGAGGTTGGCGAAAGTGACGGTCTTGTTGGGGTCTTTGTTGGAGGGGAGCTTAGTGTGAACAACCTCGGCACATACGAAGTGGTCTACCAGCTCGGCAGGGTCGATGTCCTCCAATGTGTAATCGCCCATTACCGTCTTCGCAAAGTAGCTGAAAGCGTTCAGAGCTTTTTCGTTCATTTCATCGTTCTTGTCCTTGATGGAGAAACGCTCGGTGTGGGTCATGCCAGCGGCATTTACCAGCTTCACCTCAATTTTGCCGAACTCCTCGTCATAGGTTGCGGCATATACACGGAACACATAAGTTCCTTCGGGAATGAGAGTAAAACCACTCGTCATAGGGATTCTTGCCATTGTAATTTACCTCCTAAAATTAGTTGTGTTTGTTTTTGTTGCCAGTGAACAAGGCAAAGCCGAGTACGAGAATCAGTTCCACCATAATGGTGGCGATTACTCCTGCTACGAACGGATTGATATACATGATTGAACCTCCTTATTCGATACTGGTCGGGAAGATAACACCGACCACTTCTTCGTCCTCACCGACAGGGAATCTCTTGATAAACAGAGCCTTTGCTTCGCTTTCCTCAGTTTCGCTGTCGAACTTGGAGTACATTTCCACAACGTCCTTGCGCTCAATGAGCGTGTAGGCGGTGTTGCTGATAGCGATTTCGCACAGGTTGTTTGCTGTAGCATAGATACGCACACAGTCTTTGATAACACCGTCAGCACAAGGCATGATAGCCTTTACCAGCTCACAAGGGTCGGAGAAGCAGTCGCAGTTGATGATGGACTCGATTGCTTCCGGCATTTCAGTGACCGACTTTGCGGTAATACTCTGAATGTCTTCCGGGATTTTCATAAATACGTCCTGTGCGGCAAGCCAGCGTTCGCCGTTGTTACGGACGTAAACGATACCCTCAGTTCCGATGGATTTTACGAACTTCTGAAACTTCATGATTTTTCCTCCTTATTTCACCGTCATGCGGTACTGTTCAGTCTTTGTCTGATACTTTTCGAGCAAGCCGTCAGCTTCCAAAGCCTTTTTGTTGATGGTCGTAGTCTCGGAACGAGATACCGTCCAAGTGTAGGTGCTACCCTTGACCTCCACCTTCTTGTCACCCTCACGGAACTGCTTCATAGCGTGTTCCTTGATGATGTCATTGACCTCTTTCAGACGCTTCTCTTTGTCAGCGATTGCGGCGGTAGCCTTGTCAACCTCAGTCTTGAGGGATTCAGCTTCCGCAATCAAGGCAGTGATGTCAGTGTCCGGGGTGAGGTTATGAGTGCGGAGAGCCTTGAGGATTTCAGCGTCCTTCTTCTCGTCAAAGGCAGGAGAAACACCTGTATCAACGTAGTCAGCCCACCACTTCTCAACAGTCGCAACCTTCTCGGCAAAGTCCGGGTAACGCTCAGAGACTTTGAACTCAACCGTAATGGTGTTCTTGATGTTCGGGACGAACTTCGCAGGGTCGTTGTAGTCTTTCTCCTCAAGGAAGGAAGCTACCATGATTACGTTATCCACACCGAGCAGATAAGCGTAGAGAGCCGCCTGTAGAGCGTAGTATTCGGGAACATCGTTCTGCCAGTCCTCGATACGCTTGGTTGTCTTCATTTCGAGAACAGTATCGACCTTGCCCTCCTCGTCAACGGCGAGGTAGTCCCACATACCTCCGAGGTGAGGATTGTCACCAAAGAAGTCACCCCATGTCTTGTTGAAGTAGTCAGCACCGTAACGGTCAGTAGGAGAAATCAACTCCATACCGTAAGACTTCTTCATATACTCAGCCTGTTTAGGTTCGATGGTCTTACCAGCCACGGTATAGACGGTATCTTCGAAGGGAAGCTCAAAGGTCTTCGTGATTGCACACCACATTTCAAATGCGGTAGACCACGGATTCAAGCCGAGAATCGTTGCGAAACGAGTACCAGTGATTTTCTTGGTGCGCTTCGGAGGAGCAATCTGTAAGCGATTTCCCTCAAGCCATTTGATGTCAGCCATTAGTTAGTACCTCCTTCCAGCATTGCGGTGATTCTCTGAATGAGAGCTTCACAGTCAGCCTTGGAAATCACAGTGAAACCGTTGGTCTGAACTGCAATCTGAGCAATCATTTCCTCCTTGGAAGGGTCAGCGTCCTTGAGCTTTTTCAGCACTGCCTTGAGACCCTTAATCTGCAATGCGGTTGCGTTGTCAGCCGGAGCAGTGAGTTCCTGTTTCACTTCCTGTCTCTGTTCGGGAGTGGCAGGGGGAGCTTTCGGAGCAGGGGCGGCAGGAGCAGGAACACCAGCGTTTGCGTCAATTCCGTCACTCTCACAAATGTCGAGAGCAATCATATAGAGATAACGGCGCATATAGGTGATGGAAGAACCGAGAGCCATCATTTCGTTGGTTGCCTGTTTGCCAGCGTTGGAGACGATAGGAGCAATCTGATTGAACGGAGATACGAAGGTAACGGTCTCCTCCGGGTTGTCAGTGTTTACCATCGTCATGGTTGCTGTGTCAGCGGTGAAGTTCACCAAAGGCACAATGCCGACCTCTCCGAAGATACGAGTTGCCGTGGGAACGATGTCCTCAAGCTCGAAGTATTTGAAAGACAGGTGCATATTCTTACCAGTCTTCTTCACATCTGCTTCGAGGAACATTGCTCTTGCCTTGAGCAACTTCTGATAGATGTTCATTGCGGCGGTGTCGGTGGTTTCAGTTTTCTTAGTAGTAGCCATTTTTTTGCGTCCTCCTTTTTTCTTTTCGGGTTTAATTCCCAAAAAATCGTTGATACGTTTCTTTGCCATTTCGATGTAGAAGGTCTTGTCCACATCGTCAATGGTTAAGTGATTGTCGTTGTCGATGATACAGTGTTCCGGGAGCATTTCGATTTTGGCGGTGCTGTCGTTCTCAGCCTTAACCTTGAACAGCTTTCCGTAACGCTCGTCCTTGGTGGCATACACACGATTGACCTTTTGCACCGGGACTTTCTCACCATCGACAAGGTGATAGGCTTCACGATACTTCACACCAGCCTTGGCTATGAGCTGGAACTGGAAGATGTCGTTGCACCCATTTATGGTGTCCTCGACAGGAACACCGTTGACAAGGTACTCTTTCACAGCGGCGGCAACGATACAGGCATTGTTGTTGATGTTGAACGCACCGACAGTGGAAATACCTCTTACCAAATAACCTCCCTTGGACTTGGCTTTTCCGCCCTCCTGCACTTCGACATAATTGTTTACGTCCTTCTGTGCAATACGGACAACTGCGTCTTCCTCAAGCTCAAATCCAGTCCTCGACTGCCACTCGTCACAAATCTCGTCCAGTTTCGGCAGATACTTCCTGTCACACTCGACCATGATACCGTCCGTATTGAGCTGGACAATTTTCAAATCGGGTATGTCAGCATAGAGGTGCTGTGCCAGTTCCATGAGGAAAAGCTGTCCTGTGATACACACAGAGTGTCCCATTAGAGGGTCAAACAGGTCATTGTATTTGTTGAGCAACGCACCGTAGGTGGTGTTCACAACGAGCTTGAGGGCATTGGCAGTGGCTTTGTCACCGCTTGCCTTGGCTTTCATTCGGGTTTCCAACACGTCTTCGAAAACCTTCGCAGAAGGAATGTTCCTTGATGTGTAGCCGCATAGGGTCATGAGGTGAGGATAATAACTCGCCACGTCCTTATTGCGGATAACTCTGTCCTCAGATTCAACGAAGAAGTAATTCGGGATAGCCGCATGAATACCGCCATAGCCAACGACTCCCGGACAATCACCAATGGAGAATGTCTGCTTGTCACTGAAAAGCTCCTTGTCAGAGATTTCGGGGTCGTACATTCTGTCAAAGAAATCGAAGACCTCTTGAGGAATGTACTCACGCTTTAGGTTCGGAGGGTAGACATATTTGCGTTCATCATCATGCGGTTTCTGCTCGGCTTTCAAGAGAGCCGCAGTCAACTTGGCATTTGTCATACCCATTGCTTTCACTTCGTCCAGTCCGGCAAGTTTGCCGATATGGATTTTGTTCTTGAGGTAGTCCTTGCGAAGTTCAACCAGCTTTTCTGTGGTGTCAACATCGTGAATACAGTATTTTGCGGTCTCTTTCAGCTCCTCCTCAGTGAGAGGGCGGTCAATGTCAAAGGGTACGGTAGACTCCTCAACGGAAAGACCCAAGTGACCTTCGATAGCTTTGAGGGACAAGCCCATCTGCATATCGTCTTTGATGTCCACGTTGTTGAAACGGAAGAAAAAGTCTCGAAGCATTGGACACTCCCAACCTTGACCTCCGCCGATAATGAAATCGTTCACCTGTTTGACTTCCTGCGGTGTGAACCCACAGCAAATCGCCTTGATGATGAACTGGTCGTAGTGCTTGCTGTTGAAACCGATGTAGATACAGTCCTCAGAGATACACTCTTTCAGTTCCTCGTTGTCGTTGTGGACACAGGTGTACTTCCCGGTCTCAATATCTTTGAAGATTACAAGCCAGTCTTCGCAGAAGACCTCAACGTCATATACAATCAATCTCAATCGCTTGCACCTCCTTCTTCAACGAAGTAGCAACCGTTCTTCCGGTAGGTCGTACATCGTTTCTTGTAGGACTTCACGAGGTATGCGATATTGTCCACGAAATCGTAGGCAATCGGTTCTGCTTTCCCCTCAAAGGTTCTTGCGATTCTGCCGATGGACTGTGTGATAACTGCATAGTCTTTCTGTGGTGTGGTGAGGAAAAGACGCTCCAAGCGAGGAATGTCGAGACCTTCCTTCGCCAACGTGTAGGTAGCAAACAGGTATTTCTTCTTCCCGGTTCGCATATCCTCAATCGCTTTTTCTCGTTCAGCCTTACCTTTTTTGGTTGTCATTTTGCCGCTCACCATTACAGCGTCCTTCCTCATGTGACTTGGTAGCCATTTCATGAGGTGTTCCAAGTGGTCGAGCCTGTCAGACAGAATCAGACAGCTTTTTCCCTCGTTGAGCTTTATGGTATTGACAATGACTTCCTCCCTTGCAAGATTCTCTGTGAGGTAGGTAATCAGCTTCGTGTAGTTCAGTGTGCCGTCCGTATTCAGACAAGCCCTGCTGATTTCCACTCCTGTGCCGACAGGGAGAATACCAACCTTCATAATTTTGTCTCCGACTGCTTCATCGGGTACGGTGTAGACCACCTGTCCGAGAAGTGCGTATGTGGCGGCAATCATACCGTCAGCCCTGTGGACTGTCGCAGACAAACCGATTTTGTGTCGAGCCGACAGATTGTTCAGCACCTTGTAGAACTGTGTCATTGCCGTAGGTGTCCCGGCACATCGGTGGCACTCGTCCACAATGATTACGTCCCACAGGTCTTTATACTGAGGTAGGTCGAGCTTACACATGGTCTGAATGGTGGCGAAGGTGATACCGCTTCCGACATTTACCTTGCCCTCGGTGATTGTGCCAATCGTCTTCTTATCTACATAAAGCTCTGCACGAGCCTTACTCTGATTCAGAAGGTCGAGCGTGTGAGTTAGCCACAATGCTCGTTTCCCGAACCTCTTGACAAGAGCTATTCCCATTTGCGTCTTACCGCTTCCGGCAGGACTTTGAAGAATACCGTATTTCTGAGCCACCACAGCGTCCACAGCCGCACTTTGATAGTCATAGAGTGGAACATCACACCCACCGTAGAAAACATCGCCAGCGTCAGCGAAAGAGCTGGTGAAGTATGCTTCGTCCTTAATACAGTCCGGGAGATTTCTCAGAAGACCAAACGGAAGAATCAGCGTTTCTCCTCTCATTTCATAGAGTGAGATAGTCTTCGGAGTGTCCCCAAGCCAAAAGTGCATACGAGCTTTTTTGGTATATTCGGGGTTTGCAATGGTTAGGTTCTTTGAACACCATACCAATGCCGCTGATGTTGGATTTTCGACTGCGAGAGTGTTTGATACCGTCACTCTCATTTTTTCTTCACCCACTTGTATAGAGGAGTGCCACACTCATGAATCTCTGCTTCGCTCATGCTGGACTGAGAATTTCGCATAGCCTTTATGACGAAGTGAGGAATCATGTAAATCTGACCTCCGGGGAGAAGAATTGCGAACCAGCCGTCACCATTTCCTGTGTCCTTCCACAGCTCCATCGAGAGGTCTTGGTTCTCCTCCATTCGGGAGAGGGCGAACCCTCGATTGCTACACACCTTGCAGTCGATAAGGTATGTCTTTCCGTTTCGGGCGGCGATAACGTCTGCTGGTTGCCCTGCTGAGTTCTGAGCGAGGTTATGTACCCAAAATCCCTCGCTGTAGAGGATTTCGCAGAATCGGGACTCGAAGTCATTTCCGAGTTTTTTGTTGTTACTCATACTCCTCGTCCTCCTCTCTGTATCTCTCAAGCTCCTCCATGAGTTCACGGAAGTAATCAGCCGCTTCATGACCCATGTGTTGCTCAATGAGATAGGCGAAGTCTCTCTCATTGAAAAGCGTTTCGCATTTGCCGTTTTTAAGCTCAATTACCTGTGGCATTGGACACCTCCTCGTACTCCTTCATGAGAGACAGGATTTCTTCGGAGTAAGCAATGCTGGTAACACCATTTTTCCAAGCCTTTTGTGCGCCGTAGTTCCCCATGTTGTAAGCCATGAGAGCTTTGTCCAGCTCTCCGTATTTGTCGATGTAGGAACTGATGATGGATATGCCGCAGAACACATTCTGATAGGGATTCATCATGTCTGCACAGCGATATTCCTCTTTGAGCCATTCGTGGTTCACAGCGTTTATCTGCATGAGACCGTAATCGTCAGTGGGACTCACTGCTTCCGGGTCGAACCCACTTTCATGTTCAATCATTGCCATAACCAGTGTTACAGGTACGTTCTCGTCTGCACATATTTCGTAGATGTACCTCTGCAATGAATCAGAAAGCGGAACATCGAACAGGAATACGTCCGCTGTGTCCACCAGCACATTTGACTTGTAGGCAGGGACTTCAACTGTCTTGGTGACTGTTATCGTCTCCTGCGGAGGTGTAGTGAGCTTTGCCAAGAAGAACCCCAACACCCCTCCAATAAGCACCAGCAACACGAGAATCATGTTTGCGTAGAGCTTCATGCGTTTGTTTCGATTGATTTTTGCGTTTCTACATTGCGTAGCCATTTTTGAAAGTCCTCCTCGTTCTTAGGGTCTTGGTAGAACTTCTCCAAAATCCCCATCAATGGTCTTGCGAGGTCGTTTACTTGTGAATCAGTGAGACTCACGTTCAGTGAGAATCTTGTCAACTTCATCAAGAACTCGCTTAGACTTGGGATAGGTGTAAACACCACGAATGATACTGGACATTTCCGGGGGCTGAACTGCGATACCTCGCTTACGCAATTCAAGAATCATATCCACCTGTTTAATGCCGAGCTTCTTCATTCGCTCTTGAATCTGACTCATAGAATTTCCTCCTTTCATTGGTTCTGAAAATCGGAATTAGACTTGACAAAATGGCGAATTATTGTTATTATTCTTATAAGACTATATCACCAGTCAACTTCTCAGAACTGCCATTCCGAGAGGTCGGTTTCTTATTGCCAATTCGCATATCCCGAACTTCATGTTCTTATTATAATTCTTCTTTTGCGAATTGTCAAGCGTAAAATTCAAAAATCACGAATTAAAATTTGCGAAGGAGGAATTGATGTGACTTTTGCAGAAAACATCAACCGTATATGCGCCGAAAGAGGTACAAATCTCACGGCAGTTGTTAAAGCAGTAAAGGGTTCGAGTTCTTTCACTACCCAAATCAACAAAGGGTCTTTGCCGAAGGAACATGAAATGCTGGAAATGGCGAAGATACTTAACTGTTCTGTTATGGACTTCTTCGCTGACGAAGAAGACCTCGAACCACAGGAAAACGCACACGATGAAGACGAGAATGATATTCTCAGAGTGTACCGTTCCTTGTCTCGAAGGGCGAAGCACGAGTTCATGTCAATGGTATATGAGTTCGAGAATCGTAACGAGTTAGAGGGGGATAAAGATAAAACTGCGGCAGTCTAAGGTCATTCCGATAGAATTGCTCAGACGTAAGAAGCTATTGGAGGTGAGATTACGAAAGCAGTAATTTATGCTCGATATTCGAGCCACAGTCAAAGAGAGGAGTCCATAGAGGGTCAGCTTCGTGAGTGTCATGAGTTCGCTCTTAAAAACGGAATGACGGTCATAAATGAATACTGTGACCGAGCAATTTCCGGCAAGACAGATAATCGTCCGAGCTTTCAGCGTCTCATAAAAGACTCCGAGAAGGGACAGTTCGAAGCTGTTATCATGTACACCCTTGACCGTTTCGCTCGTAACAGATATGACTCAGCCATCTACAAGGCAAAGCTCAAAAAGCATGGGGTGAGAGTCTTTTACGCAAAACAGCCCATGCCGGACACCCCGGAAGGAATCATTCTTGAATCAGTCCTTGAGGGATATGCCGAGTATTATTCTGAGAACCTGTCCCGAAACATAAAAAGAGGACTGAAAGAAAATGCCCTACAGTGTATTGCCACCGGGGGAGCTGGTGTGGCATTGGGTTACACTGTAGGGGAAGACAGAAAGTATAAAATTGACCCTGTTGGGGCGAAAATTGTCCAAGAGGTCTTCGAAATGTATGCCGATGGTATGTCGGCAACCCAAATCATAAACGTGTGCAATGAGCGTGGATATAAGACCTCAAGGGGTAATCCCTTCAACAAAAACAGTCTCCGTACCATGCTCAAAAACGACAAATATATTGGAGTCTATCGCTTCATGGACGTAGTGGTCGAAGGTGGTGTCCCTGCAATAATCAGCAAAGAACTATTCGATAAGGTACAAGCGAAGCTACAGCACAACTTTACAGCTCGTGCGAGGAACAAGGCAAAGGAAGACTACCTTCTCACAACAAAACTGTTCTGCGGTCACTGTGGGTCTCCTATGGTGGGTGAAAGCGGAACGTCAAAGACCGGGAAGCTCCATTTCTACTATAAATGTATAGATAGGAAGCGAAAGCACGTTTGTACAAAGAAGGTTGAGAAGAAGGACTGGATAGAGGAGCTTGTGACACGCTTCACAGTGCAAGAGGTCTTGACAGACGAAAATATTGACCGCATTGCCACCAAAGCAATGGAAATAATCGAGAAGGAGTCCGCAGATACCACCTACCTCGAAGGATTGCAAAACGAACTCAAGGAAGTTCAGAAGAAAATCAAAAATATCATGACTGCCATAGAGCAGGGGATAATCACTTCTACCACGAAGGATAGGTTGGAGGAGCTGGAATCAGAGAAGAACGAAATCGAAGGAAGAATCGCTCGTGAGGAAATAAAGAAACCGCTCTTGACGAAAGAGCGAATAGTGTATTGGCTACTTTCCTTCAAGAGCGGCGATATAAATGATATAGAGTATAGGCGCAGAGTAATTGACACTTTGGTGAACTCGGTCTACATCTATGACGATGGAGACAAAGGCAGAAGAATCGTACTCACGTTCAATGTTTCCGGGCAGAACACGGCAACAATCTCGTGTTCGGATATTGCGTGTTCCGCTCCACCAAAAGGTGCAAATCCGAACTCTTTATTTTTCGTAAAACACTGTTTCGGATTTGTTGTGCATATAGAGGAAGTAGGCTAAACGCTTGCTTCCTCTTTTTGCGTCAGCTTCAATTCCAGCACAGCCGCTTCGATAAGGTTTTCAATTTCTGCGGTATTGAGGGTGAAGCCTTTGCTGTTCAAAAAGTCAATGACGTACTGCTTCTTTTCTTCACCTCTGCCAGCACCCACATAAATCATTTCAGCCGCTTCCACGGCAATGTTCACCCACATCATAATGTTGGAGAACTGCTCTGCGCTGAACTTGCTTTTCAGATAGGGAATCAGAAAAGCGGAGACGCAAGCGAGAATCAGAGTGATTACTGCGGTGATAATCTGAGTCAAATCAATCATGTTAATATCCTCCTGTTTCGTTGAAAGAATTTTCGGTCAATTCTACCTTGTTTTGCTTCATGAGCTTAATACGATTTTCTACCTTTGCCTTTGCGTAATAGAATCCTGTGCCTGTTGCGGTTTCTGCGGCAACTGCCGGAATAAGATATGCCAGTGGTGACAGGTCGCAAGTTCTCCACACCATAACGAGAGTGAATACAATTACGACCACATTCACGATTGCCGCAAAAATAAGTATCTTCTTCGAGAACTCCAATTTTTCTTTTCTCCTGCGCCTGTATCTCGTTCTCACTATACCAACCTCTTTGTGTAATCGAGAGAAATCCAACCAGCACCGCTCTTGAGCTTGCCCCACTTCGTAGCTCCTGTGCCGTTTGCTTCATCGACAATGGTGTAGACACCCTTGTCCAGGATAACTCCGCTTACAGCATAATTTGTGCCAGCTCCCTTGCGAATGTTGAGAGCAGAATCAGTTACCTTCACCTTGTAAGGTGTGAACACTCCGTCTTCCGTCTGAGATACACTGTTGGAGTAAACGACCTTGCCGTTTTCATCGAACACAGAATACCCCGGATTTTTGTCGGCACAGTCTTTTGCGAGAGACAGATTCTTGAAAGCACCCTTCTGACTCTTAGCGTCAGCCCATGTCTTACGGACACGATACAACGTAGCCGTAGTGACAGGAGTCTCCTTATCCTCTCCTGCGGAAGAACCACCGAGGATAGCGTTCACTTTCTCAGCGATTTCTCCGTGGCGGTTGTAGAGATAATCACCCGGACACGCTTTGTTGGCGAACCAGCGGTGAACAGTCATGTTCTGCTTATCCACCTGTCCGACAAGTGACTTGTCCGCTTTCCACAGGAGCTTCTTGATACCGTTACGCTTGCAAATGTCAGCCACCAGTTTAATGAGGGCTTCATAAGCCTTGTCGGTAACGGCATAAGGGTGAGAAGTATCGCTTGCTACTTCGATGGTGATTGCACGATTGTCGTTTGCGGCATTGGAGGAACACCAAGAGCGGTCTTTCTCCTCGACAGACAGTCCGATAGAACCGTCCTTACCTACGACATAGTTGGCGGAACACTGCCTATCAGTCGTGGCAAAGTAGTCACAGCCCTGTTTTGCCGTCCACTGCCCGACAATGCAATGGATTGTGATTGTGTCAATCGCATGGTTACGAGGGCTTGTACGATTGTTCGTGAGCCGCTTGTACGTTACCAAAGAACTGTTTGTGTAAGCCATTTTTATTCCTCCATTTCTCTAAGCGGTAATTTATCCACCTCTTTCATAATCTTTTCTGCTGTGCCATTACCGCCGAGTTTCTTGTAAGGGACAAACAGGTAGTCATGAAGGTTTTCGTAATCGTCCTTCGTGATGTACCCCTGCTGTATGTAGCACGAGCCGAGGTAGCAAATCCTGTCGTGTCCGAGACCCTTGAGCATTTGTGCTTCCGCACTTTCTTTCCTGTCTCTCCTCTGAATCATTGCGGTGAGGAAAGCCCAAAACCCTGTGCTTGCAAACACAGCACCGATGATACTTACGATTATTGTTGTCTCCGAAACCATATCCTGTCCTCCTTACCGTTATACGGAATACTCTGTCCACCCGGCAGGATAGGTGTCGGGAGAATAGACATTGCCGTCAATGAGGGATTCATAGAGGACACCGTTGTAGTCCACAATGTCTCCTCTGTTGTAAGCGTCATGCGCTCCTGTGGGCTGAGACCACACTGGATAACCTTCTTCGTCCAAGCCTATAGCCGTGAAAAGAGCAGGAACAATGTCGGGAGTCCAGTCAGCTTGAGAGGTGTGTTCTTGCACCACCTTATAGAGCTGTGGGTCTCCAACAGAGTTTTTTCCATAGGTCAGATACTCGTTCACTTTATAGGTGACACCGACAGACCAAGGACGGTAGAGGTGTACACACACCAGTGCATTTTCCTCACTGAGAGTAGCTCCTGCGAAGTCCATTGCTTCTCTGATTGCTCTTGCATTTTCGATATAAGACTGTGCCATTATTCATTCACCCCCATAATTTCGAGAGCCGCTTTCATATCCTGTATGATACTTGCTCCCTCGTTGACTTCGAGCGTTCTGCCTGTCACCAGCCAGTCAGCCATGTTTGCTTCGATGTCCTCACGCAAGCCCTCACGCTCACGAATGACGAACGTGTACTCGTCATACTCGAACATCTTGATTTCCTGCTCAGTCATTTCATCGACCACAGTTACCTCATTGATGTTCTCACGAAGCCTTGCTTCAACATACCCCGGAATAGGGCGGTAGCTTTCGATGTCAAGCACATTGGGCGAGACATTTCCTTTTACTCTCATTGCTGATTACCTCCTTCAACTTTTTGATGTTTACGGTGTCGTAATACTTCTCCTTCATAGCCTTGGAGTCAGTATGTTTGAAACAGGAACTTCGAGATAAGAACCCGGAAGCTATTCTGTACGACACAGGGCGGTTTTGCCGCTGTAGTTTTTGAATGAATCTGCTCTGTCTCATGAGTGCCAAAGCACGTCTCTTTCGAATCGTGGTGACTCTGATACCGAAGCAACGACCCACAAAGTCAATCTTTCTACCTCTGCGGTGCTTCCTGTCCTTGCAGTTTCGTTGAATACGGTAGAGCTGGTAGTCATGCTTCACAGTCAGACCCAATCCATTCACGAAGTCAATGACTCCGTACATTGCCTTGCGTAGTTTCTTCTTGTTATTGCCGATAAGCACCAAATCGTCAGCATAACGAATGTAATGCTTCACACCAAGCTCCTGCTTGATGTAGTTGTCCAGCGGTTGCAAGTAGAACTCTGCAAACCAAGGTGAAGTGTAATTCCCAATCGGTATTCCCGGAGAGTGGGAATCAATCACCTTATAGATTATCTGTAGTGCTTTTTCGTCTTTGATTTTCTCTCGCAGACGAGCCTTGAGTTTGTCATGGGGAATTGAAGGATAGAACTTACTTATGTCCATCTTCACGCAATACTTAGCGTGTTTTATGTCCCTCATGGTAGCTCGTTCTACTCCCTTGCAAGCGTGGTCGATACCCCTGTTCGGGATATTGGCACAACTCCAATGGTAGGACGATTTCATGAAGATAGGTTGAAGTATCTGCACGATTGCGTGGTGAGCGCACTGGTCGGGGTAAAAAGAAGGAATCTGTAGCTCCCTCTCCTTGCCGGACAGACCGTCCTTGATGATACGAGTCCTGTAGGGTGTGAGGAAATCCAAACGAATCAACCGCTCCGAGAGGTCTTTTGCATAATAGTCAAGGTTATCGTTTATCTCCTTAACCACTTTGCGTTTCCTCTTGTGCTTCGAAGCATTGATGATAGCCTGTTTGCAGTTCTCCACTGAGACTATCTTTTCGTATAGGAAACCAAATCTTTTCATTTGCTTTTGTTTCTTATAGGGCTTTCGAGAAGAACCTACTAACCCTATCCCTCCAAACTATTTTTTACCAATGGGTACGGCGAGACAGCATTATTGTGTGTAGTGCTAACAAAAGTAGGCGAGAGCCAATGTTCGTGTTCGAATTGGACGAAGTATTGTTCAAATTAGCCGTAAACAGACCGCATTTCGAACCATTATTCCAATTACCGCCGTGTTGGAAAACTCGCTTTACTGTTCGCCTTAAAGACCTTATAAGTTCTTTTCCTTTACTGTTGTATGTTCACCCACTTATGTGGGGGAGAGAATCCCCCACACCCCCTTATGAGGGGATATAAAGCAGGCGAGAGCCAACGTACGAGTACGAAAAGGACGAAGGAAAGTACAAAGAAGCCGCAAACAGACCGCAACCCGAACCATCACCCCAACCACCGCCGCGCCGGAAAACCCTCCAACCTGTGTTAGACCAGCAAGCGTCACAGTCGTATGTGGACTCGCTACCACTGCCAGCGGCGGCAGGGAGCATAACGTGTTCGTTATCTCCTGTGTCAAGACCTTCCTCAGTGATGTAGGAAGAAGACCAGTTCGTTGCTCCCTTGAAGGAAAGTGCTGTGTAGTTCGTTGCGGTATCGTCTGCGTACTTGGAAGGGTCATTGCAAACGTAGTAAGTACCATCGTTCCAGTTGACACCATCGACCCATTCCCAAACATTGCCCCACAGACCTTCGATACCTCTCCAAACAACGTCCACCTTACCGTCCGTTCCGGCAGGTCTGCCAGTGAGGTTCGCAACGCTGTTGCAAGAGCCTGTGCTGATTGCGGCACTGTTGTTGTCGCAGTAACCTCTACCGATTGCAGACTGCATATTATTGGTAGCGAACTCTACCAACATCAACATCTGAATCGCAGAGAGGACGGCAACGTCCCAAAGACTCCAACCAGCACCCTTTGCCTTTGCGTTGGAACGGAAGGTTGCTCTTGTCTGAGACACTTGAGGACTTGCGCCGGAGACAGACTTGTTATTGCTGGAAGTCTTGTATGCGCCGACATAGATATAATCCACTTCGACACCAGCGTGTTTGAAAGCAGGGTGAAGCTCGAATCCAGTGGTCTTCTTGTCGGCAATTCGAATATGCTCGATATTACCCTCACGATAACGCTGGAAGTAGAACTTCGGAATCTTCACCATCACGTCCCCGGTGGAGAGGGTTTCTCTCACGATACCCGACCAAGGATAGCAGTTGTCGAAATCACTTGCCCCGGAAGTCGTACCTACAGAAGCAATAGCAGTCATGCCGACAGCTTCATCAGTTCTCGCCCATACAGGAGAAGAAGCGGTCTTGTCTCTGCTGATACCGTAGATTTTCACGAAGGAAAGCTCAACGCTTTCTGTCTGTCCATCGGAAGTGATAACCACATTGCTGGAAACACTCTCGCCGTTCTGAGTGGCAGTAACAACCCATGTTCCGACTGCGTGTACCTTGAACTGATACGAGCCAGTAGAGGTCGTTGCGGTGTAGGTAGTACCTCCGCTCTTGCAAGTGAGCGTTGCGCCAGCCGGATAGGTCACGTTGATGGTTGCAGTGAAGTAGTAGTAGGTTGCTTCGTAGTCAGTGGTAGCACCAGCCACGGAAACCTTGGAGACGGTGTTGTCCGGCTTGGAGTAACCATCTTCCGCACCGTACTCGATGTGGTATGTGTCACCGATAGGAACGGTGAAAGAACAGGTTCTCAGAGTTGCAGTCAGAGTAGCACTCTTTGTTTTCGTTCCGTCCGTTTCGTTCACACAGGTGACAGACACGCTGTTGAAAGCGGAATCATCGTCAATATTGATTGTGATATTGACCTTTTCTCCGTCCGCAGGAGCGGCACTCGCATGATTGCTTTCATTTGTGGCAAGGTTGAAAACACCCTGCGTGGAATAAGGGAAAGCTGAGAAGTAATAGGTTTTTCCCTCAACGAGTCCTCCCACTACGAACTCCTCTGTCTCGTACTTTCCGAGTTCTTTGTTGTCGATTACCAGCTCCCCTTCGGAAGTGTTCGTAGGATAGCCAGTCTCGCTCATGCGAATCATGACACCACCAACGGAACAAATCAGATTTCCGTCAGAATAGCTGTCTTCGGGTTCAAGAAATTTCAAACCGATTTCGGTCTTAGATACCGAGAAAGCGGTAAACGCTCTCATGTTGTTAGGGGCTTGACCAATCTTCTGCAAGATTTGGTCTACAGTCCATTTTGCTTCTGCCCAACCCATTATTTCACGTCCTCCTTAATACTTAATCCATCAGCACTGAATGTGATGGTCTTTGTCTTGGTAAGCACATCGTTGTCATAGAGCTTCTGAACGATGGTGCTGTCGGACACAAACTCCGTCTCGATTCTCTTAACACCGTAGGTCTCTGTGATGGTCTTGCCGTCCTCAGAGAAAGTAGTGTTTCGAGCTTCGAAGCCGTCAGTTTTGATGTCCAGTGCGTTAATCTGATTCTGCAACTTTCCGGCAACATCTTCGCCCAACTGACCCTTGACGAACTCAAACCAAGTGGTAAAAAGTTGCTCCTGCTGATTCTCAAAATCAGTGATTTCCTTGCGGTAATCAGTCTTGATGGTGAGGATTGCAGAATCACCTTCGGCTTTCAGACCGTCAACGTACTCATTGAAGCCCTGCTGAGTCGCATTTGCGGTGTCCTCAAACAAACCCTTCTGAGTGTTGAAGTAATTCTGAAAAGCAGTGTAAAGGTCAGTGCCGTTCTCCACCATGGACATGAGTGTGTTCAGAGCTTCGTTCATGCGGTTTGCGTCCTTCGCACCAAAGAACGAGGTCTCCTTGTTGCTGTACACTGTCACGTCTTGGAAAGATACCGTTCCGTCCTCATTTCGGACTTCGTTGTATCTCTTGAGTCCGCTCCAAACAGCGTCAGTGTAATTCACAGGTAACAGTTCCCAAGCCATTTACAAGTCTCCTCCTTTCATTCCAAAGTTCCATGTCAACATTCTTCTCCCTTCCAGCTCATTTGTGAGCCTGTCATAAAGGTCGAGGATTGCACCTTCCAGTCGATTCAGTTCTACGAAATCCATCGTATTTCCGTTATCTACATAAGTAGGCGCATTGCCATACGACCTTCGAAGGGAGTTTTCGTTCACAGTCTTGAGATTTTCTTCGAGCTGATTGATTTCGTCAGCGTAGAAGTAATCTACCGGGGTTCGGTCAGCTCCGAGAGAGACAATGGAAAACTCGTCATAGAGTTTGATTGCCAGCTCCCGGAGATAGTCAAGGTTGTTCTTGATACGGTTAAAATCCACCGCATTGAATCTGTCCCCGGTGTAAACACCTTCGCTGTCAGACGAGCCATGCCAGTCTGTTTTCGGGGTTTCCCATGCCATACCTT